CCATCGTAGGTATTTAAACCAATTTCACCTACTCTTAATGTAAGTTCGGTTGGTCTCGACCCCGATACGGCTGACCTTCTTTGTAATATTATTGTTTTGTCGTTATTTTGAGCCATTTTATTAGTTTTTTAGTTCGTTAGTAAATTAAACCCCCCATATTTCAGGGGGGTATTTTATGGTTGTTAGAACGAACCTCCGTCTATTGTGTTGCTCATTACAAAATCAGTACCATTCCATTGTAGTAAATCTCCGGCTACCGATGCAGTTGGAACTAAATCTAAATTACCATTTGTATTTCTAAATGCTATTCGTTTAGTGCTTCCTGCTGATGTACCTAAATTAATAGATGATGTTACTGAAGGTGCTATTAATGCTACCGATGAAGTAAATGCGGTTGTTGAATGTTGATAAACAAAGTTTGCACCTGCTCCTTCTACTTCAAATCCTGCACCATCTGCGGTTGCCGATGAAGTTGAACCACTTGCTAATGTTATTAACTTATCTTCAACTACTAATGTTGCTGTATTTAATGTTACAGTATTACCTTGTACTACTAAATCACCACCAACTACAACATCACCTGTCGTTGTTACTTTTGCGAATGTTACGTTATTTCCAGTACCTACACCTTGTATTGTACCAGTACCTTCTAATGTATCCAATCTACTATCTACCGAAGAACTAAATGTTGTTCCGAAAGAAGAAGTAAATGCGTGTATGTTTGCTATATTACCATCTATACTTGCAGTATAAGTTGATAATGTAGAATTTTTAGTTTCTTGTGAACCACTAAATGATTCTAATGAAGAAATTCTAGCACTTTGAGTTGTAAATGTTTGTGCAACTGAAGAACTGAAATCTCCCGTTACAGATGCAACTGATGCAGATAATGATAAAACATTTGCTACACTTGCACTAAATCTACTATCAACACTTGCAGAGTAAGTAGTTACATTACCAATACCATTTATCGTAGATGCACTTAATTCACCAGTTACATTTAATAATGTATCAACCGTAACACCATTAGCCGATTCAATAGTAATAGTTCCTAAACTATCATCTACTAATACATAATTAGTATCATCACCTAAGAAAGTTTGTCCACCGTTTGCTTTAATATGAACATCTGTTACTGAAGTGTTATAAATTTCAAGTTTTCTTACATCATTAACGTCAGGTTGTAAGAATATTGAACCAGTACCTTGTATAACATCGGTAACAATTAATGAACCACTAATTGTTTGGCTCGCTACGAATACGTTTGAACCCGTAGTTGCGTAAGAACCAGTTATATTTATTAAATTTGTTAATGCGGAATCAACACTTGCAGTATAAGTTGCTAAAGTTGAATCTTTTTCTTCTTGCGAAGATGTAAATGAATGTATTGCAGATATATTAGAATCAACACTTGCAGTATAAGTTGCTAAAGTTGAATCTTTTTCTTCTTGAGAACCACTAAATGTTTCTAAAGCTGCTACTCTAGTTCCAATTGAACCACCACCACCTAATGATGCTTCTACTGAATCTAATCTACTATCTACTGATTGAGAGAATGCCGCAACATTACCAATACCAACGATTGAACCACTAATGTTTCCAGTTACATCTAAACCACCTGCGATAGTGATTTTAGTTGCACCTACATTTTGTGTCATTATTGAATCACCAATGTGGTTTTCACCTAAACCAACTTGAATAGAACCAGAAGTTATTGTAGCTTCATCACCAAGTGCTCCTGTATTTTTAGGTCCTGCAATTAATATTGCAGAATTGTATTCTTCTCCACTACCAGATGGTTGTACATATAACCAATGGTTGTTGAATGAATCCCAAAGTAATGAACCACTAATTCCGGAGAATGAACCAGAATCTTGAACACTTACACCACCAAATCTAACTGCTGGTGCTGCAGTATTTAATAAAACAGTATTTGTTCCAATATCAACTGCAGATGCAGTAATATTTTGTAAAGATGATGAACCTTGTACTACCAAGTTTTGTGTAATGAACAACGAACCTGTAATAGTTTGAGTTCCGTAGAATATATTTGAACCAGTAGTTGCGTAAGAACCGGTTACATTTTCTAATGAAGTTAGTCTTGCATCTTGTTCAGATTGTTCACTTGCTACAGTTGCAAAAGATGTAGATATAGATTGAGATAATACAGTTTGAGATGCCGCACTTGCACTAAATGAAGTTGCTACTGAAGAACTAAAATCTCCCGTTACACTTGCAACACTTGCAGATAATGAAGTTATACTAGCATTACTTGCACTAAAATCAGTTGCTACACTTTGTGAAAACGATTGAGTAAATGAATTTAAGTTACTTACAGAAGTATTTACACTTGCAGAAGTTGTTTCTAAATTAGATAATCTATCTAAATTTGAACCACTTACAGTTTCAAGTTGACTTAATCTTGAATCAACACTTGCAGTATAAGTTGCTAATGTGGAATCTTTAGTTTCTTGTGAACCAGTAAATGAATTTAATAAAGTTACCGAATTACCAATAGTTCCACTACCAATCGAAGATGATAATGCGTTGATTGATGCTGCAACTGATGAACTAAATGGTTGAATGTTACCAACTAAATTGATTGCTTCGTTACCATCTGTTCCTAATAAATATAAGGTAGAACTACCACTTGCGTAGTAAGGAACTCCTTTAACTAAACCATTGTAGGTAGAACCTGCAAAAGTATTTGGTGCTGCATCTCCAATTAAAAATCGGTTAGTAGCTTGTACTTGTCCATTTTCAGGAACTGCAAATACTAATGAACTACCATTAGTTACGGTTAAATTGGACGAGCCAGAAGCAATTACTAATTCACCTTTTACTAGTGATGATGTTACTGCTGATAGGGCTTCTAAACTACCGCGTCTGTGTCTAATTATTTGTGCCATTTTTTGGATTTAGTTATTCTCTTTTTTAAAAAAATTTATTACTTCACTTCCTATAAATATAACTTTTTTTTCTAATCGAAATTTATTAAACGGTTTTTTTTAAATTTTAAAATTCACCCATATCAATGTTCAAGTTTGAAGTAGTAACTGATAACTCAACATCTGTTGCAAACGTATTATCTAATGATGCAGTAAATTCGTTTAATGAATCCAATATACCAATTACTTGTTGTGAACCAGAAACCAATGTTGGTAATCCTATAATATCTTCGTAGTTTACTGAAGTTGCTGCTATATCACCGATAACTCTTGAACCGGATAATTGTCCTACCGTATCTCCCAAAATAATTTGAGCAGATGATGATACTACACCATCTGGTAAGAATGCTACTATTTCACTTTCTACTATATTAACAACCGATTGAGAAAAATCAGTACCAATTTCAGCAGAAGTTTGCAATGCAGAACCACTCTCTATTTGTTTTAATCTTATTAATGTTGCCATAGTTATAAATATCTTAAAATAATCTTTCTATTGAAATAAAGTTGTTAAGATAACTAGCACCTATCATTAGTGAAACACGATAAACTCTATTATTTGTTTTATCTACTATTTGATATTGAGAACCATCACCTTCGGTTGGGAAATTCCAATTATATAAAGAAGTTGTTGGAGTTGTTGTATATGTTACATTAGCAGATGTGCCACCCCCGCTCCCACCAACGACCGTATATTGACCACTAATGTTAGCCGTAAATGATGTTGATACTGCTGCAATACTCAATCCTCTATTTGCAGATGTTGTGACCGTACATTTGAGGTTATCCAATGTTACGAATGTTCCTGCATCTACAAATCCACTTACTTTCCATACCAATTCACCTGCAACACCTTCCGGTAATTTACTTAAATCCAAATGTGCACCTCTAGCATTACCACCACCTTCAAATATTCTTAATCTATTTTGGTAAATATCTATACTAGCTGCACTACCTGTTAAAGTATTACCTGTTTCTGCGTATGCTAAACGAAGTTCACCACCCTCTGCACCACTACTTCCTCCAATAGTTACTATATTATTAAATGTGTTTGTTCCGGTGAATGTATTTGAACCTGTTGTTGCTAAAGTTGGTAATTGAGATGAGCCACTAACTAATCCATTAAACGATTGTTCATTAGTTGCTGCAAGTATTTCGGTATGAACTGATGCTGAAAAATCGTTAAATGAAGATGTTTGTAATCTTGCATTTATACCATTTTGAAATGCAGTATTTAATGTAGATTGTGAAGATGTAAATGAATTTAAAGAACTCAAATCAGTAGATTGTGAAACTATACCAGATGGTTTGTTTGCTATATTATCCCAAGTTGTTTGAGTAATACTTCCACTCAAAACATATCTTTCATCATATGAACTTGTCAATTGAGAACTACCACTAATTAATCCATTAAAAGATTGCTCATTTGTTGCATCTAATATTCTTTGATTAACCGATGATGAAAAATCATTAAATGAAGATGTTTGTAGTCTTGCACTTATTCCGTTTGTAAATGTAGTATTTAAAGTATTTTGTGATGATGTAAATGAATTCAAGTAAGATATATCCACCGATGTTGATATAAATCCCAATGTAGTTATTTGAGCAGATGAACTTATTACACTTCTACCTTTGGTTTCAAACGAAGATGTTACAGATTCCAAAGAATTTAATCTATCTCTATCTAATATGTTTACTCTAGAAGTAACTGCATCTGCAAGAGTATCTAATTCAATTTTATAAGTCGTACCCCCATCAACACCAACCAATGTGGTGTCTAATGATGCGGAAGTTAATGCAGTTAATTCTGATATTCGTTTTCTTACGTTTGTCATTTATTATATTATTATATCTAAACCACTTTCGGTTATTATATTAAACCCATCTTCGGTTGCAACTGGTATATCTATTAATTTACCTATAACATAAATATCATCGGTTGTTACTGAATCAAAATCTATATATGTATCGTTTAATGTAATCACTACATCATTTTCAATTTCTTTTATTGTAAAATCACCTGGTATGTGTAATCCAAATACCAATATTTCAAAATTATCAACACTTGCTCCCTCAGTTCCATAATCCAATGATACATTATAAATTGTTAATGTATTTGTAATATTATCAAATATATCTATTTTTCTACTAACATTTCTTGCGCTATGTCCTAAAATTTCTTCATAAAAATTAGATATTTTTGTTTTATTATTTACTAATTTTATTGGGTTTGGGTTAGGTTTTGTATGTGAATTAAATTTTGTTACAATTGAAGTATCAAATGATGTATTATAATTGTATCTTATTGATGCACTTAATTCCAATTTAGCTTGTTCAATCGGCAATGGATTACCATTTATATCTCTACCATCAAATGAAGATGATAAAGATGTCTGTGTTTTATAATCTTCCAATAAATTATCCAAATACCCAGAACCACTCAAATTATTTAAATTAATTTGTTTAATTGCTCTATTTAGTTTTTTGGTATTTGATGAAAATTGTTTAAGCATATTTTTCTATATCTCCTTTTATTTCTATGTAATCTCCTGAATCTAAATTGTATTCAAAATTAGATTTTATAAATTTAAATAATAATCCAGTAGTTCCTTCTTCTATTAAATAATCTCTGGCTGTAACACTTTGAGTATTTATTCTAAGGTTTATTCTATCTTGTGTGGTTCTTAATTCTACTTCTCTTAAAATAGATTTAAATCTCCATCCCTTTGCTTCAAAAATCCAATAAGTTGAATCATTTAAATTGTAAGGAGTTAATACCGTACTTTTTGGATTTCTACTTATAGTTTGTGTTATGTCTAAAAGGCTTCGTTTCATTATTCAATATCAATAAATTTACCTATTATAGTAATTTCATCATTACTATCAACCGGCTGCCCAAATATTCCTGGAACAAAATTTATAGTTATACTCGTTAATGTAATAGAAACTGTAAAATGTGTAGTTTGGTAATATCTAACACCATTTATATAAACTTTTACATCATAAGATTTATCTGCTACCACAATACCCGCAGTTACAACCGATGCCAATTGTGCAGGAGCTTGTATTAATTTTATTCCAGAAAATGTTATTGTATTATTTGAAACAGGATTCTGAGCTTTACTATTATTTAAAGATAAAAAATCAATTAAATCTTTATTATCGTAATATGGTGATGGTGTTGTAAGCATCCCTTCTAATCTACCATTTGCAGTTACATCCGTTTCAGTAGAAACAACAACTCTTTTTGTAGAAAACGATTTTTTAATTGTAGTTTCTCCATCAAATTTTTCTGGAAGTAAATATGCTTTTACAGTTAAACTAAATTCAATTCTATTAATTCTTTCAGTACCTTCACCTACTTCATTTACAACATTAAAATCACCTACACTGGTTCTAAATTTAAATTTATCTTTATCTCCCCAATAAGTTCCTGTATATTGTAAATGTTCTATTACTGTATTTAAATGCTCTGTATATGATGTCCAAACCATGCAATCATAGTTTAATTCAACATATTCTGGCATTTGTATTTTATAAATTTCATATTTAGGTTGTACATTTTTACCTAATAATGTAAATCTATCGTATCTATTATCTTTTGAATATTTTGTAATACCCTGATATGAAACATGCCGATTGTTCATTGGCATTTGGTCATCTTTTGCAATAGATGTCCTACGAATCATCATTAAAGGTAATTGAATTTTACCCTTATTATCTCTATATACTCCTTGTCTTCTTGAACCATTCCATCTTTCAGAATTTCCGTAAATTACAGGTATTTTTAATGCTTTCCCATTATCATCTAAAGTTGGTAATGCAGTATCTTCTAAATAAGACATCATTGCATAATCTATATCAAATAAAGATATACTTTGTTTTAAATCTTCTTTTGTAGATTTTGATTGCAGAATCCTATCGGATTTTTTTAATGGGTTAGTAGACATATTAATCTATTCTTTTTTCTATGTTTAGATTTGATTTACTTACTTCAAATGCGGATATTACAATACTCCAATTATTATCAGGAGAACCTGCTACAAACTGAATTTCATTTGTATTATCAATTTCATAGTAAGAATCATCGTAATATATAACATCACCAATTTCAGGATACGCATTTCTTTCTTCACATAGTTGTCTATCAACTTTGAAAGTCATAGTTTGAGTTGCGTCAGAACCAAACCCCTCATATAAAACTCCCTCCGGGTCTTTATCTGCTAAACCATATAGTTCAACCCCAGGATGCCAAGTTTTATTCAATGCTTCTCCATAAATGTTTACTTTTGTAGCATTTAAATCTATTTTAAATAAAACAAAAGTATTTTCTATTACAGTATCTACCAATTCTCTGGCAATACTATGAAAAAAATCTAAATCTCTACCTAATGAAAACTTTGGCATATTATCCTACATATAATCTTAAAGGAACTTTTCTTAACATTTCTTGATGGTGAGTTGATTCATGTGCTTTATTTTCCATCACATTCTTTCTACTCATCTCATCCAAATTTTCTCTCAATTGAGTAATCAACATATCCTTTTCAACTTGAGCTTCTGCTCTCAATGCTGCCCCATCTAAAGAGATTTCTGCATCAGGTATAGGAATGGATGAATACTTCTCTCTTATTGCCCCTAACAACTCCTTAGAGAGTGCTAATGTATATTTTCTAATCCATTGAACTCCAACATCATTTATATTTGAATACTGAATAAAATCGTAAGGAATGTCTGAATAATCCGAAAGTGAATCCGATTGAATAGTTTGCGAATCATGCTCAAATTCATCTCTACTTATATACTCAAAGTATATTCTTTCTGGATGATTTATAGCAGGAACAGGAAATATTTCTAATTTATTATCTACAATATTAAATGAGTGTGCCGATTTACGAATGTGGTCATTAAACTCAATATGTTGCATTCTCAATACATCTTCGTAAAGAGGCATCATTAAGAATTGTGCCGCAGGTGAGTAATTACCAAATCCCAACTCACTCATTAAATTTAATGTACCTTGTGCTCCAACCGAATATGGGTCAAAGAAACGAGTGATTGCTGGAACTGCTTCGTGATAAACTCTTGTTACATCAACAGTTGATGAACCACTAAATATTGAATCAAATGAACGACCTGTTTCGGCATCGGTTGCACTTGTCATTAAATCATATACTTGAACCGATGAAGTTAATGTTACATATGCTTTTTTAATTCCAGTTGCACCACCAACACCGGCTAATGTACCGTATTGTTGTGCCATACGAACTGCAGTTGGTAAAAATGAACCGTCTACAAGAGTTTGAGAAAAGTTTGCAACTCTTCCTTTAGGTTGCCCTCTTAAAATATCAAGGTTGTTACGAAGATTAAATTGATTTACTTGTGCCGAATATTCTGAAACAGATTCTTCAAAACAAGCAAAAATTTGGTCATTATCTAATTCAATATTAACAATTGGCCAACCCAATCTTTTTGCAACCCATGTTGCAGTTTTAGGTGCATCGTTTCTAAACGCAACATCCGAATCATAAATTCCAAAAGGAGTAGATGAACCCGATATAAATGAGCCAGATACTGAACCTGACCAGTATGTGTTTACAGACATAATGAAAATTTATAGTTTTACACCTATAAATATAAGAAATAAAAAAGAAGTGTTATCCTACTTGTGTTAAAGTTGCTATCACCGATGGAACTGATGGTCTAGATGGATTTGATTGGGGTGGCAATGCGTTTAATTCACCAGTTGCACCATTACAACTCCACATTAATTGAACATAATCATTTGCTTTGATTGGTAACATAAAATTCCAAGCTGCAACTGTTCTACCTAATTGTCCTGCCGATTTGTTTACATCAATTTGAGTGTTTGTGTTTGCAACATTACTACCCGTATATGCCAACCATATATCAAATGTAATGTTTGTATTTGCCGTATTTGCCAATTGAGTTGAAAATTGTAAATTATATATTCCAGTATTATCTACTTTGATTTTAGTGCCATCTATAATTGAAACATTATGTGCAAAATCCGTTGTGTTTAATTTTTTTGCATATGCAGTATTTGCCGAACCACTTTGTATAGTTGTATCACTAAATTGTCCATAATTGAATAATTTATTACCATTTAAATAAAATTCTGAACCATTTGATAAATTTAAATTACCATTTATGTCCATTGAACCAGTAATAGTTTGTGAACCACTTGTGTACATTGAACCCGTCATTGTAATTGTGTGGTTTGAAAAATTAGTTGAACCACTTACAAATAACATACCTTTTATAGTAGTATTTCCTTCTATACGAGTAGAACCACTAATACCAATACTACCACTTAAAATACTGTTACCCAATAAAGTATTGTTACCAATTTGTGTAGTTGAACCACTAACTAAAAATGAACCAGTAATAGTTGAATTTCCTAATGTGTTTAATGAACCTGTAATTCTAACCGAACCCGTGAATGTATGTGTATCACCACTATCTATTCCAAAATTAGTAGATGCAGTAAAATGATTTACGGATGATGTTGTTACTAAAAATTCATTTGCATAAATATCGCCCGCAATTGTAATATTACCCATTACAATTTGACCTCCTACAAATATATTTGAACCAGTAGTTGCCAATTGTCCTGCCGAAATATATCCCAAATAACCATCTTCTTGTTTTACTATAAATTCATCAGTTGGTTCTAACGTATATACTTTGGTATATTCTTTGGCTTTTTCAAAAGCACTATATCCGTTTGACATAATTGTGATAGTTTATTTACTATAAATATAAAAATAACATATTAGACATAAAAAAAGGGAAAGTATTTCTACCTTCCCTTTTAATAAATCAATTAATTGAGATTAAAGAGTCTCTAAACCATCAATTACGATTTTACCGTAGAATTCTGGTCTTACGATTTTCTTAGCGTAACGAGTCATAACTCCTCTTCTTGGAGTGAAGTTAGTTGGGTCGTACACTAATGGAGTCATAATCAACGGAACGTATGGAGCGTAAACCGCACCTGTCTCGAAGAAGTTAGAACCTTTAAATCCTAATAAGATAACGTTCTCAGTCATATAAGGGTTTTTGTAAACATCGTATCTGTTTGAGATTTGTCCGATGTTAGTTACACCCGCTGCGAAAGTTAATGCATCTTTACCAGGGTTTGCAGAGAATCCGTTCATTGATTCTAAGATTGTAGCTACGTTAGGAGAAACAACAACGAAGTTTGCTCCACCTCTCATAGTCAATTGGTGAATCTTGTTAGAGATTTTCTGTAATTTGATTCCTAAAGTCTGGAACCAAGTTGATTTTGTGTATGCTGAAGCTGCTGCTGCATTTGAATCAATTGTGAAAGCAGAACCATTCCAATCATATCCAACTCTTGCTGACCAATATTCAGAAGAGAATGCGTTTTGCTGCAACATCTCTAAGATTTCTAAGTCAATCTCTAATGAGATATACTCAGATAACATTTGAGTTAATTCAGCTTCTGCATCTACAGAGTGGTAAGCGTTTAAGTCTTGCGCTAATTCTGGAGTCCAAATTGCTTTCAACTTACGAGTCTTAGCAACGATAGGCTCAGATTTCAATTCTAATTCGATTTCTGGGATTGCTAAAGCAGTTGGGTTATTATAATCTGTACTTCTATCTTCGAAATCACCTCTTGAAATATCAGTTGGTTGTACGTGGTATGCTAATTCACCACCTACAGAAGTTGCACCTGCATAAGTACCAGCCGCATCAACTGCTGCTATAAATACTACGTTAGTACCATTTTTTACAGTAAATTGAGGATATAATGTATATCCAGAACCACTTTGTGCAAAATCAAATGCTCTTACACCATTGAAATCAGCATCTGCTGGCAATGCTACAGTTAATTTTTTAACTTTACCTGCTGCGTAAGATGCAGAAACAGTTGAGTTAGATAAATCAAATGAAATATCTGCTAAAGATGCAGATGCTAAAGTAGCTGCAGTTGCAACTGCAGTATCATTGATTGTGTATCCAAAACGACCTGCACCATACAAACCACCTTCAGTAGCTTGAGTTGAACCTAATTTGTTTCCTGATGGAGATTGTGAATCTTTACCAAAAGTACCACCGTTACCAAACATAGAAGAACCAGAAGCTGGTCTATTTGCATCGTTAGCAGTACCATATTTAAAGTCCATATAGAAAATAAGACCTGATGGTAAGTTCATTGGTTGAACCGAAACGAATTCTTTCGCTGCGATAGAACCGAAGATACGACGTACCAATGGAAGAGCAACACCTGCCCACTCTTCTGAACCAGAAGAAGTACCTGTACGAGTT